AAACCAAATCTTTTCCTTTTCAGGAAAGGTCAGAGGCTGCGTAGTCCCACATGCAAACGGAGTCAGCGACATATGACCACACTTTTCACATGCATGAACCTCAGGCATCTGTATCAACATCTCTGGTGTGACGATACGGACATTTCCACGCAGACACCGCTCAAGAAAGGCAACGGGTGTTGTCCACCCTTCTGATAGGAATCGTTCATACGAGTGCTCAGGCATCCGTGACCAAAGAGAGTCACTCTCTGTCCATCCATCCTCCTGGAGCAGCGTCGCAAACGGAGTGTCCTTGTGCCACAGAACAGAGACGTCTCCGGGGTTGTCCCGCTTATGCTCCGCCACACCCACGCGGTCCAGGTCTTCGGGGTCGTAGAGCCAGTACACATTTGCATGTTCATAGTTCGGATCCCTCGCGCCCCTGAACACCTCGCGGCCTTCCACGGACCACAGATCGGATACGATGTTCAAGTCGTGTTCTGTGATGTCTGCGCTGACGGGAAAGACCACGGATCGATCAATCGTCGACAACATTACTTACGAGAGCGTTTGGTTTTGCGGCGAGTTTGACGCCGCCGGCGATGCGTTCGGCGTTTACCTCCCGCTATCGTTCCCTGTACCCACGTCAAGACATCATCTCGGTTGTCATTTAGAATTCGGTACATTTTGTTGAAGTCTTCTTGTTTCACAGTTTCTAAGGCTAACTGAGGTTCCTTCACCCCGATCGTTATCGGATCCATAATGTACTTCAGAATAACCATTGACCATGGTACACATGTTTCTGCACTTTTCCCTTTATTGCTCTTTTGAAGGTCCATATCATATCCCTGAAGACCTTTCGCCCCCCCCGATGCGTACTTTATATGTTTTCCTCCCGAGATGGCACTGGCAGCAGGAAGGTATGCTCGGATATAGTTGTGCCCTTTCCCTATCATTGCTTCCCCAACAACTTCGTGCCATTTCCTGACCCTTTCGTTGAACAGCCACCAGAAGGTCGTATCGTACTGTTCGAGAAACCAGATGGTCTTACCTTCAGGTGGTCCGTTCACGAAGTAAGGTATGATGTGATGCACTTGCCCTACTGAGGAAGGCCACACTAACCGTATAAGACCAAATGCAGGACCGGGTATTCCGTGCAATTTTTCTTGATACCCGACGTTTTCATCCTGCCATCCCTCTTTGAAGTCCGTTGCGAGTTTGCTGCCGTCCTTGCTGACGAACTCACACCTGAAGATGTATCGAACGTATACTCCCTCAGAACCGCGTAGTACCTTTCCCGCATAGTCTACCAGGTTAAATTTTTCCGATGTGAAGGGGATCCGGTTCCGGGTGAGGAATTTGCGAGGTTCCCCGCGAGATCGCTTCACCCCTGTACTTGGCGGAGCCGGTCCGACCGCCAATGTTTGGCTATCTGCCGCAAGTGCATCTACCTCTCCTACAGAAATAGGAGAGACATCCTCCTCCGGCAGTTCGACGAACGGTTTGTCCCCCTCTGCCTGCGAGTCCATTACCTCTAATCGAAGGTAATCTTAACGGGAACATCGTGAACCCGCACGGACTTGGTGGCCGACCGACTCAGTTCATGCCGCTTGCGACGCTCGCCGTCCTTGGGCTGGATCACCTGCGAACACGCCTCCATGTCGGCGTGGATCTCATCGTAGTGCGTATCGAGGTAGTCTAGAATCTCATCCTGAATGGCCCACTCGAAGAAGTTCAGTTGCCCCACTGTCGTATCCAGCCCGCGGAACTGGATTCGCTTCCATCGACAGAACGGGTCAAACATCTTCTTGTTGTACGCCTTGAGGTGCGACTTGTAGACCAAGTACACAATGACGTGACGGTTGCCCTTAGCCATGAAAGAAACATTGTACTTCTTTGAGTAATTGGTTACAAACCAATCCAATAGCCTGAGGCTCAACCGCGACTTGCCTGTAAGGATCTGCTCGATGCGGTTGAAGTTCTCCTGGTTCGCGTAGAATCCCTCGAGACGGTGAAGTACCCACTGCTCCTTACTCTGAATCGTCTCCATACTGATTCTGTGTTTCAGCACTGAAAATGAGTTTTCTGCCTGGACGCATAGATAAACGCATGGAGTCAGTCATCACCGAATGGCTGGGTGAACCGCCGTATACTCGACCGAAGAAGCGTCTGAAGCCACTGATTATGTTGCTCACGCTCCTCGAACCGTCTGTGAGTTATACGCGGGCTCGGCGGTTTGTGTTTACCGCATTGGAGGAGGCGATGAAGGGCGAGCTTGGGCAAATCTGGATGCGTGACCGATGTGTCCGCCGTACGATTCGCATCTACGGGGCAAATGATCAGCGTACGTCTGCGTGGCACGCTAAGCGTGGTGAGATGATCACGGCTTCGGAGGTGTCGGGCATCTTCACGGGCGGAGAGACGCGTCGTAGCCTAATTGTTCGCAAGCTTGAACCGCCTCAGCCTACCGGTGGGAATATAGCCCTTGCCTTGATCTGGGGCACTCGCATGGAACCTGTCGCGAAGGCATTGTACGAGGCTGAGACGGGATGTTCGATTGTGGACGTCTCCTGCGTCCAACATCCGGTCCACTCGTTTCTAGGTGCGTCGCCCGACGGTATCCTCTTCCCCAAGGACTCGACCGACGTGCGTCGTCGTGGCCGATTGGTTGAGTTCAAGTGTCCATTCTCGCGTCCTCAGAGCGATGGGATTCCGGAGGCCTACGTACACCAGATGCAGATGCAGATGGAGTGTACGGGCATCGACGAGTGTGAGTATGTTGAATTCAGGTTCAAGCAGATCTTCTCCTCTGAGTGGATGACGGCACCTGAACCTAAGAGTGTCATCGCAGTCTTTGAGGACAATTCAGTCGAGTACAAGCCACTCGAGATGCCGCTGCCCGAGTGGCAGATGAAGGTCACGGATCGCGAGCCACAGTATGTGTTCTGGCGTTTGCTGTCCACGAAGAAGGCGTTCCTGCCCAAGGATCCGAACTGGCTGTCCACGCATCTCCCCGACCTGAAGGCCGCGTGGGACGAGGTGCTCCTTCATCGTGCGGCAGGTACGTTGCCGCCACCGAATGTCAAGACTCCCGTGGCCACGCCTACACTTGACATTTGATGACGCCTGGAAAGTAATAGCCCACCGTGGAAAGATTCGGGTCGGCATACCACCGGTCCGGCATGACGATTTTTCGATTCGGGTTAAGGAACGCCCCCCACCACGAGAAGCTTGAGTTGGCACAGATTCCACCCGCACACTGGCTCATCAGAAACAGCGTTTCGATCTCCGATTCCGTCACCAGTGTGTAGTTCAGACCCTGTATAAAGGGGCGTTTCATCGCGTAGTCGACGTCGTTGGTGACCACGAAGACGTGTGCATCGGGGAAGTAAGTAAGGGCACGTTCGTAGTAGGCATCCAACCCAATGTCATGGAATGCATTTCCAACATAGTCGCCTCCTCGGATGTGTAGAAAGATCCCATTCTTGATACCCGGGTACTTCGATGACACGTCTGGGAACGTTAGCTTCTCCACGAAATCCCGATCAACGTACCTCCAATCTTGGAAATATCCATGTAGTTCTACATTCGGGTGCGTTTGTATGACCGATGACCAGTTGGTATACGAAAGTGATGGCTCGTTCAGTCGAACGAGAGGATGAGTATTGGAATACAAGCCCTTGAACGAAGAGAAGATCGAGTCAAAGTAACACGCCTCTGTGTGAGTCGACGGATTGACAAGTGTCTGTATATATGGCGTACGTTTTGTAGCATTTGCAACATGAGTGAGTGCAGCCAACTGGAAGAGCTGATTTCCAAGTCCACCCATGACATGAACTGTAAGAACTGGCTTCCACGCAGTTGCCAGCGATAGGTTCCAATATTCGCGATGGTCCTGAAACCTATTACGAATATCACTGTGTCCGGGAGCCTGGTACATGAGAGCTGGGTTTGGTGCAAACCATCCACCCTGCTTCATGAGTTTCTTCCAACACTGATCGGATCCATACAATGATTCGTTGTGTGTTTGTACTAAGTTTGGAAGAGCCTCTTTATAGCACGTCAATAACGTGTCGATGTAATGACCATTTACAAGGTATGAAGACGTAGTTTGTCCGTCGTATAGTTCATACGTTTCCTTGTTGATCAATGGGACAGAGGGCCCGAAATGAATCACATTGTATGGCTGAGACGCAAGTTTCTCTACGATGGGATATGCGGTGTCGAACTCATTCCATTCAACGTCATCCTCCACAACAAGTACGTTCCGCCACTTGTAGTGTTTGGCGGCATTCAGAACCGCGATATGGCTCTCTAGACAGCCGATAAATCCAGGAGTTCTCTCGATCGCACTCAGTCGAATGACCTTATTGGCAAACTGTGCAAGGACTTCGCGAACGCGAGTATCACGGTCTGTGCGGCGGTCTAGGTTAATATATACCACATGATCAACAAACTCCCACATTATCTTGTGCATACGTATTACTTTCAGGATTCTAGCGAAAGGAAGTAATGACGGTGACCTTCGTCACCGCGTTTCTCGACCTTCACGAGTCGCGTCCAAAGGACAAGTCGACCAAAGCTCGTATCGAATACTTCAGACAGCTGAATGCGACCGGTGTACGTCTCCACGTCTTCGTCAGCCCAGAGCACCTCGATAGGTTGCCACTCCTCAACAATGGAGTTGTAGAGACAATCACCCTCGAGGAACTGTACATGTACACCATCTCTCCACAGGGAATCCCCGAGAACCGGTCTGAGGTTCACGACACGCGTAACTTCTTGATTCTCATGAATGCGAAGATTGAGTTCATCAAACGGGCCATCGAGTCGGGCCACCATTCATCGACGCACTACGCATGGGCAGACTTCAATCTATATCACGTACTGAAGGACGTCGAGTCCGCGGCTGAGCTGAGGGCCATCTACTACTCAAAGCTACCGTCTACCTGTATGTTCTTCCCCGGGTGCTGGCCCAAGGGAGTCATGTGGGACTCTGTCAACTGGCGGTTCTGCGGCGGGTTCTTTCTGGGCGACAAGGCGTCTCTGTTGAAGTTCTACGATGTATACGTTCGCGAGTACCCGCGGATGCCCAAACTAACCTGGGAGGTGAATACGTGGGCGTACCTTGAGTCGCTTGGCGTGCAGTTTGACTGGTTCAAGGCAGACCACAACAAGACGATTATCGAGATCCCCCGCAACGTGATCTGTGTTCCACCCGATATGCCGTTTGCCTGGGCGTCGCCTGACTGTGGCCTACATGTGAACGGACCGATGTATCGCTACGTACTTGAGTGTATTCGCTCTCTCAACATGACTGCCGTTTTCCCGAAGTCCGACGGTGTGATCGGCGACGAAGAGTTTGACCGCATGATCGCTTCACTTGGACGTATGGAGACGGTTGTCACGCCCGGACGCGAGTACCGTCGGTTGGAAGCACTCGCAGAGAAGCCGATTATCTGTATGCATTCCTCTCGCTGCTTCAAGAGCGATACGTTGATGCTGATGCCGTGGAGTGATAACGTGTTCGACAACGGAGTTAGCTTTTCGCAGATCAAATGGGAGGAGAGGAAGTCGGTTGCCGTATGGCGTGGTGGGTCGAGCGGCTTCTACCGGCCGTCCATTCGTATGGAGGTTGTGGACCGTCTATTTGGCGTACCCAATACGGATGTCCGGTTCGTACGCGGAGGCTGGCCGATCAACGATGGTGTGATCCCGGAGTATCACTTCGGCCAGCGCATGAGCGTGGAGGAACAGCTGACATACAAGTATCACCTGGTGATCGATGGAAACACCCCGGCCTCCAATGGACAGTGGGTGTTCGCAACGGGTTCGGTTCCGGTTATCATTACGCACCCCGGCAACCGGTGGTGGGCAGATTCGGAGTTACATCCGATGGTGAATTATGTACCGGTCAAGTACGATCTCTCCGATCTGGTGGAAAAAATTGAATGGCTAGTACGCCACGATGAGGAGGCTCGGCAGATTGCACAGAACGCACTCGCCCTTTCGCAGCGAGTATTCAGTCCGGCCTTTCAGCGTGGATACATCATGAATCGCGTACGACAAATCGCCCAGCTAAGTCACTGAAGCTGTCTCGCTGTTTACCAATACGAGTTCGGTATGCGAACCATTCGGCACTGGGCTGTAGAGGCTTCCAGTACTGATCCAATAGGTACACCCAGTCCAGCATGGGATTCTCGATGAATAGGCGAGCCCCTTCTTCCCAGCGTGCGATCAGCGTGTCGTAGAACCGCGAGTGGACAATGTAGCCGCTTGTGGTCTGTACCTCAACGACGCGAACAAACGTCTCGTCCAAGGGATCGGCGGCCTTGAGGTTGTACGACAGCATCACCACATCATAGCTCGCAGGGAGGCGTGTGATCAGCTGATCCCACTCCTCCTTGTTGATTAAAAATTGAAAGTCGTCCTCAAAGATCATGACAGTTTCGTACCCACGGTCGCGGGCGAGTTTCAGTACTTCGATATGCGAAAGGTTACATCCAATGGCTCCAGGGTCGTATGCCACCGCCGGAAACCGCTCGACGGTCAGCCCCTTGTCCGCAAACTCCTGCTCGACCTCGGCACGTCTGTCTGTACGTCGATCTAGGTTGATGTAGAAGGCGTGCATTATAAACTACGTTCGGCTTGTTCCGCTAAATCGGTACGACCGGCCGCACGTGCGTTCTGGATGAAGTGCGTACGAATCGTCCAGTGATCGTGAACACTGCGGTGGTAGTTGGTGATACACGACCGATAATCGCAAAAGTACAGCGTGAACCACTCGGGACGACGATTGTGTAGATACACGAGCACCTGTTCCTCCGTATGCCCAACGCCTTCGTTGAGCTGCTCGTAGAAGATGGACATCATGCCCGTGTAGAACAGCTCCATGTATCCGCGTTGAACGGACATCAGAGTACCGGCAAGCGAACACGGTCCACCCCACTTCATGTACTCGCTCATCGGGTACAGTTCGCGATTCGAACGGTAATGAATGGCACCGCACGCAATCTTTGGATGAGGGTTCTCGATGACAGGCACGATCGCCGTGGCCACGTCCATGGCCATGTGCGAGCATCCAAAGTCTAGCCAGATGTAATGCGTAGCCGAGGACTGTTGGTAGGCCATGTACAGTGCTGGAATCTTGAACATCGTGGTTAGCACGTGGGCGGGCGTGTTACGGTCGTGCGGATCCTTGTATCCCGGAGACCGCATGCGGTTGTTGAGGATGATCGGATACAGGGTCTTGAAGTAGTCATAGTCCGCAATGTTCTTCTCGATGTACGTGGTCGGGTGCGTAGACACCTCTTCACGGATTGCCTGAATGAGCGGTTTCGTAGACGGGTCGCAGAAGATGATCATTGGGGCTGGGGCACTGAGCGTCGCACGTCCATTCGTTAAGTAGAACTCGATCGGACGCGTGGTGGACACTGCACCCGGCAAGTGTTGGAGGTTGAAGAACATCGTTACGATTGTCGCCATTTGATACTACAGTTTCACCATCCGAAAATGCGTCGCCACAACGGGCGAGTTGCTGCGAACTTGGCGTTCCATTGGTCGATCGTGTACTGACTTCCCATGCTCACGTTACATCGCGAACAGATGGGGATCAGATTGTCGAGGGTTGTAGCACCGCCTTTGCTCTCGGGGACATTATGACCACACTGGTAGTCAAATACGTTCATCTTGTTCGTACACCAAACGATCTTACACTTTGCGTTGAATCTTGGACCTACCTTTGTGATCCAGACTTGTTCACGCAGTGCCTTGGGGATTTTCTGCTTTATGTTCATTAGTATTTACTACCTCACGGCTGTATATGCGTTTACGCGGAACGGTGTCGTCATCCCCTGGACCGCGTCAACGAAGGAGGAAAAGGGCATGTGATTCGTCCGCTGCTCGTACGACGAGTGCTCTACCTCCTGTGTCCGCTGAGACTGGCTACGATCAAGCATTTCGGGATGAAACTTCTCCTGGGCACCCGACAGCTGCCAGGCGAACCAGAGGGCTGCCACAGCAACAACAAGGGCAACGATGTGAAGCATTGTTCTTCTCGGGCGATAAAAAACGAACTCTTTCCCTCTGTATGAGAAAGGGAAGCATAATGGAGGACAAGGCTCTCGCAACCCTACGCATCTTCTTCGAGCGTCGTAAGCTCGCCACGGAGACAAAGCCTCTGGCAACGGAGCTCAAGGACGTGAGTGCGTATACGATGGGTGACATCCTCATCCTCTTCAGCCAGAAGGACAAGATGCTTGATCGCGATGTGAAGACATATCTTGGGTATGCGGGTGAGAATGAGTACAAGAACGGTGTCGTGATTGTGTCTCTGTCGAAGCCATCGGAGAATCTGCTCAATATCATCCGCTCACAGTATTCGAAGGATAAGGTGGCCTTCTTCCACATCCGCGAACTCCAGATGGACATTACGACACACCGTATGTCTGTGCCTCACCGAATCCTGCCGCAGGAGGAAGCCAAGGCTGTCCTCGACAAGAACCGCGTAGTCAAGCCCGAGGATCAGCTGCCATGGATTGATTCGCAGGACATTCAGGCCCGTATCATCGGTGCGGTTCCGGGCGACATCATCGAGATCACCCGCCACAGCGATACGGTGGGTAAGTGTACGTATTACCGCTACTGCGTGGCCGACGTAAATGTTGCTTGAATACAATGTGGGTCGAACTCTTGCTCGGAGCGACACTGCTCGCGGTCCTACTGTCGGTGCAGCGTGAACACATGGCAACAGGTGTCTACAGTAAAGACACTCCTCCAACAGATGCAGAGGCGAATGAGATTTTTGACCAGATTATGTCGATGGCACCGGCCATTCTCCACAATGCGTATGCAGACGCCTTAGCCTTGGCAAAGGTGGCACTCGCCGACGCAAAGACATACGCTGCGAAGGACCCGGCAGACATGATGTTGAAACCGGCTGCGGAGACCTCCGAAGACAAGCTTGTTCTGCTTTCGAAACATGGAGTTGTTGGGGCTGTACTCATGACAGGTCGGGTTGTCAGTGGTCAGGGCCCATTTGGTCCGCCCGGGATGCCGGCACAGCCGTCGCCGGCTGCGGGGCCCATCACGGAAGAGAAACTCAAGGCACACGTTGACCGGCTGTATACTCAGCTGAACCAGCACATTGACGACCAGCTTCCGGGTGGAGGCCCGAATCCAAACCTGTCTCCGATTCAGGGCGAGATGCAAGCAAAGATCAGGAGCTACGCAGAGCAAGCCCGAACGCTCGTCAAGAAGTACGACACTCCGGAGGTTCGGGACGCATGTCTTCTCGTGTTGAAGGAGTACTATATTGATCAGCTGAAGCCTGGCTGGTCTGCCGGATCGACGCCCGCCGAAGACCCAACAGCAGCGGGCAATATGGCCGATCTAGAAACGAGATACAAACAGCAGCAGATTGTCTACAACAACATCAACGGATCGGATAAGGACGCGTTACTCAAAGCAAAGGGAGAGATGAGTGATACACTACAGCAGATGCTAGCCCTGTCTGCGAGAAGTGGATCCGAGGATCAGCAGCAGATGCTGATTCGCCGTATCATGGAGATCCAGCGTGACTACAATGGTCTTTTGGTTGCGACGGACGACCTTGAGACCCTTCGGCGTATTCACCAGTTCACCGACATGCGGGAGAGCACACAGACCAAGATCTACGGTGTGGCGTTTATTGCGTGTGCACTTGCGTTGCTTGTCATGGTTACGCGTACGCGTTGAATGCGAGAGACACGCCCATAATGATCATGAGCACGACGATACGTATCGTCAATGCACCGTAATCAACCGTCGTCGGCGTCTCGGCCTGCGAAGTTGCGAGCTCGTCTGCGACCTTCGGCCCCTGCTTCTGTAACGCCTGGGCCTTTGAGTGGAGAGTGTCGAGCTCGGGGTTCGTATCCTCGTATTCGTCCAGAAAGGTCTGAATGTACATCTGGTTCTGATTAATTTGTTCACGCATTGTCCTCAGAACTCCGTTCAGATGGGTTTCGGCCGCATCGGAGGCCGCCTTACTCGCCGTGTCGTGATCCTTCACATACGTCTTGTAGTTCTGCGTATACGTATCCAGCATCGTCTGGTAATCTGCGGAGACCGAATTCACCTCAGCCCTTCCAGACGGTGTCGCTGCCTGGAAGGTGGCATGCTCGCGAACAGAGAGCGATGCGACTGTGACCAACGCGAGTAATAGGGCCGTGAGCCACCCAACCATTATCTTGTAGGAGTAATAAAATGCCGGTCGCACAATCGTTCTTTGAACCCGGTCGCGATGCACCCCAGCGTCACATGCGTGGAGTCGATGCCTCTGAGTACACTCGCTTTGTTCGCATGGCGGCCACGGTTGCCCCGTACATCAATACCACCACGACGTTCAACCGGCCGTATGCCCGCAATGGCCAGAGCCAGCAGGCGAACTTGGATGGTCGCTTCGTCAGTGCGATCTTTTCTGGCCTGCGACCGTTTGTTGCGAATAAGTAATGAGTTGCCCAGCAGGCTTTGAAGTCGGGATCAATACCACATGTCGCATAACGTGTCCGTCGGACTACAAGTACCTCCAGAGTTCGTCCGGTGACAAGTGCGTGGCTTCGAATGACAACCGGTACTCGATTACGTTGCAGGCCATCCCCCAGGGATCGTCCACAAAGGCCTTCTCGGACGAACAGTCGAGGTTCATCACTGAAGTCATCAAGACAACGCAGAAAGCACAGAAGGATGCAGATGCACTGACGTCGACCACTGTGGAATCGGCCGTCTACGCACACGATCAGATCCGCTCGACGAACGATGTCGCTGGCACATACGCCGAGGCTATTGCTGAACTCAAACCGCTGCGTCCTCCGACACAGCCGCACCAGGATATCATGCTTGAGAGACTGAGCATCGATAAGCTCAATGCCCAAGACATACGGACTCTACAGATCTGCCTGTTCTTCATCGTGATCACATTGTTCGAGTACCTGGTCTTACCAGCCGAGATCGTACATGGGGCCGCCTTCTTTACGTTGTGTGTCGGAACGTCAGTAGCAATCTATCTCTCCAATAGATAATGGGTAATCAGCAGTTCAAATGTCCGGCCGAGACAACCTACGGGGCAGCACCGTTATCGTGTGTCATGGCGTGTCCGGACGGGTTCGAGCTTCGAATGGTAGAGGGAGCCCAGCGGTGCGTAAGCAAGGTTGAACCCGAGGTATCCGTTCACCTAACTGCATTGTCGGCTGTTCCGCGAGATCTGAACGACCATTCGTCCTTTTCAATCTCCGACCTACAAGAGTCACATCCAGACGAGTATACGCGATACTCGGCCGAGAAGACACGTTTCACAGACGAGATGACGATTGCTAAAGGGCAAGTGAGTCACGACGCAGAGGTGGCAGCCGCTGCTAGGGCACTTCAAACCGTCGAACCGGGAGCGGCGACAGACGCGGCGAAGGCAAGGTATATGGAACTCACGAGCAGCCCAGATACTGCGGCGTATGCGGCGGATAGGGCCGCGTCGGCAGCAGCACAGAAGGAAGTCGATCGCTTCATTTCCGAGTATCAATTTCTGGCCAACCAGTCTATGCAGCAACAGGGCACGTTGGACTTGATCACGGGTGTCAAGGACAAGCTGCTGACCGTCAAGGACGACATGGAGTTCTCCGTGGGTACGTTCGGAAAACAGGTTGACGATATTCGCAACCAGATCAATATCAACAAGCGGAAACGCGAACAGGCGATGGATTATGGCAAGTGGTTGTCAATGGCCCTAAACGTAGCGATCGTCGCAGCATTGCTCTTTGCGATCTTCGTCTTTGGGCGGAAGGCGTTCCAGCGATCCAATCTGCCCTCTTCGACCCCATCCATGGGTGCCCCCGCCCGTCCGGCAGCGACCGAAGATACAACTGCCTTCTTCAACGCATTCACCAAGTATCTAACTGCGTCAGCACCTCCAGCAAAAAGCGTATGAGTTGGGTAATGGAGGTCACCGACCCTCGCCCCGTAACTGATTTCCAGAAAACAACCTTTTGCGGACATCCACGTGCACACGTGCGGAAGGTGTTGGTTCAGACGATCCAATTAGGTCATGCGGATTACGCATGTTATTGGACGCTTGAGCTGCTCTGCTCCGGTCTTGTGCATAGTTTATGGGACTCGTTGTTTGAAGCTGCGGCACTTCACATCAACCGAGCTCAGCCCAATGTGTTTCTGTACTTGGCGACTGCGTACGAGAAGTATGCCCCTATCGAAGAGACGTACGACATTCGCAACATGACGCGTATCCGCAACCATCCGGACATTCGCAGAATGGTCTGCGAAGTCGCGGCGACTCTGGCGTTATGCCGTAAGAATAAGCTGATGTCACTTCCGACGATCAAGCCAGCCCATGATTTCAATCCGGTCACCATTCAGGAGAGCCTCAAGTCGCCTTCGAGGTTGTACGGTGCCCAGGTATTGAAACCGTCGGACCCCATGCCGGTGGGCGTCCCGATCAATGAGTTCTGTTATTGTATTCGCTCCGACGTGCGAGACCTCACGCGGGCCTTGTACTGGATGTCCTGGGTGTTCACATTCTGTCGCGAACACAAGAAACAGACGAAGACCAATCTCCTCTTCTACAACCGCAATGACGACTTCGTCTCGGCGGCGGATGGTACGCATCCGGTCTGGCTCTTTTGGGACGCGATTCGAAAGAACAGCCCACCTAACGTACGGGAGTATACGGACGTGCTCTACCGCATCCACAACCTCCGCTGGTCTGCGGGCGACAAGGGGAAGCGGTCACTGTTGATCGCGGCCGTGACGCTGCTGTGCGAAGGGTCGTTGGACACCACGCCATGTACCCCCACGCTCCAGGTGTCAACTGTCCTCAACGGAATGCCCGGTTGGATTGACGCAATTGTCAAAATGCAGAAGTCCTTCGCGTAAAACGGACTCGCAGAGAGTACAAACCAGAGATGACAGACAAAATGTTCCGTCCTTGCTTTTCCGCCACTCAGGTGGCCGGTGCCATCGGCCGCCACAACTACCAGAAGGTTCACCAGGTCATCTACGATGTCTTCAAGAAGGACAAGACTGTTTGCGGACGCATCGAGGCCATTGAGAAGGCTCACGACCGCAAGCCCATCAACAAGTTCAAGGGTGCGATCCTCAAGGATCGCGATATTCAGTCAAGCGTGTTCGCGGCCCTCGATGACTGTAAGGTTGCCGATGCCGCAGCGGCTAAGGACATGGTTGCGACGGAGGCACTGATCACGGCCGAGCGTGTGAGCCATGAGCTTGATATGAAGAAGGCCGCTGGCATCGAGGTCTCGTCTGTCGAGATTCAGGCTGCCGCTGAGGCGGTGATGAAGGCAGCCGAGGTCAAGAAGGAGGCTGCGGTCGCGGTGGCGGCGGCCCCGTCGGTGGACGTCACTATGGACCGCGTGGAGGCGGCCTGTAAGAAGGTGATTCAGCGTACGCCGAACATGTCGCCCGAGATGGCGACGCAGCTGCTCTCGGATGCCCGCGGGGAGGTGGCCAAGAAGCGTGGGCTTCAGAACGAGGACAAGATCCTCAATACCTACGAGGCCGACCGTAAGGTCACGGTGACGGAGCGGAACACCCGTATGCTGCGAATGGAGACGGAGCATTTCGTCCTCGTTGGCCGGACGGATGGATTCGTCGCTGACCTGAACCGTGTGGTGGACTCCAAGGACCGCACCACGTATTGGAAGACGGTGCCTGTCTACGACGAGATCCAGCTGCGTGTGTACATGCGTATGATGGACGCAAAGGACTCTGAGCTCATTGAGAAATTTCCGAATGGCACGAAGCGAAACACTGTATTCGTGAACGACGAGAGCGAGTGGGCGGATATTGAGGCGTCTCTGAACCTTGTGGCCCGGAAGATGAACGATATCCTCGCCGACGAGTCAAGCTTAGAGAATATCGTCTTCGCAAATACAGTGTAAGATGAAGATCAGTGTGACAATCGAGACGCCCGAATGGGCTACGGGCACAAGTACGTCATACGAGACCAAGTTCCTCTACACGGGCAATGGTCGTATCGACGTACATGCGAAGGTCTACCAGGCGTTCCAGCACGAGGACGCCACATTTTTCCTGTTTGAGAGACCATTCTCCGGAGGCGTGGTCTCGCGGTCGTATTCGGTCGAGTATGCGACCGTCACTGAATATTCAAAGTCCCCTCGTCGCTGGAAGGAGGAAACACCCAGCAGTACACAGTACTTCGCGGAGATTTCGCAGTAAGAAAAGGCCGCCGCAAAACAAATGGAACCCTTCGACGTGCTCGTGACTGCGATGTCTTCGTTGGTGATGCTCATTGTGATCCATCTTTCAGTCTTCGGAGTTATTCGGTGGATGTACCCGCCTCCCCTGCCTGCCCCTCAGGTACGGTTCGCCGAGCCTCCACCGCCTCCGCCCTCTTTCACGGAGCCGCCGCATATGAAACAGGAAGTCAATGTACCAACGTATGCGTCGCCTGTACCCGTGGAAGCCGCTAGTGAGGAAGGGGGATCTGACGGGGCAAAGCCATCGAGTGCCGCAAATGAACGGCCTTCCTGGTTGGTTGCTGTTGACCCAAAGACCCTCGACAAGTGAAGCCGTCGCGATCAGCATTGACGACAAGGGTGGACATCAAGAGGAGCTGACGATCGTGATGGACGAACGTATGTGTTGCGATACGATCGTGAGGACGGTTCGTCTGTCAAAGGATGTTTTCGTGGTCTGCGACATTTGGGCGATGAACGGTACCATCGTACATCCGCTCATGACATGGACGCAACGCCAAGAGTGGATCGCAGAGTGTTTGCGTCTGTTTCATCAGCCTGATTTCACAGCATTGTTCACACTCGCGGACGCTCCCGTTGGGACGCTGGTTCGTGGGTATGAGTATTACGACGACCTTCCGGGCACGGTTGGAGTCTTTTCGCGTGAAGAGGTAAATGGGTGAAACTGGAACCTGTGGCGGCCGTCGCCGCACAAAGAAGCATGCCCGTCGTCGCCGTCATCGCACACGCCGTGGCGGGTTCGCTCCCGCGAGTTTCTCGGGTGCGGTCGCAGGAATGAATGGACAACCTGCGGGTGCCGACTTCAGGGCGATTGGAGTGTCGGGAGCAGGCCCCGGATACGAAGCGAGTTCGTATGGCCAGAAGGGCGGTCGCCGTTCCCGCCGTGGTCGCAGGGGACACCGTCGCTCTCGCCGCCGCATGCGTGGGGGTGATGCGTCCGCAATGGGCGGACTGGGTCACGGTGGAGTATCTGCGTCCTTTACGGGAGGCGACTCCTTAAAGACCGATAGCGGAGCGGATCTCACGGTCCGCGGGTTTGGAGGCACATCAACGCGTGTCCAGTGATCGCACCACCGCATCGGCCCACACATAGGGCATGTACTTGGAATCGTTGGTCACAATGAACGGCCCGCCGACCTGTGCCGTTCGCAGCCTCATTCGCTGCATCTCAAACCGTAGATCAATATACTCAATCCATTCCATCCAGACGCGATGTGCCGTCATGGCCGTCGACAGTAACATAAACACGTCGCCCGAAGTAAAAAACATGAACAACGCAATCAATGGCATGAGAATCATGTCATTGAGTCGTTGCATTTGAGCCGTAAACGACGGCGGGATACAGATGTCGTGTAAGACGATGAACCGATCGGCGGATTTAAACGGATCCATGTGCCTCGATCCTTACTCCCTCGTTGGGAAACACAATCTCGTTGTCAGACGCTGTTCCATTCCCGTACCGGATGTCCATCTTGGGGTGGGTCTTGAGGAACATCAGCAGAAGGTCGAGACGGATCTCGTTGCCGGGCATGATGTAGTGGCTCAGTGCCAGGGTGATGTAGACTTCATTCGAGATGTCACCAATCCACGTCCACGGAGTCTTGACGGGGTCGAACGGGTTTCCGAGGTAGGGCGTGATCGGCTCGAACTCGTAGAGGATGCGGCGACGCATCTCGTCGCCCTTACGCCACTCCTCGACGTAGATGCAGTCCTCGGGAACATGGGTCATGAGGGGGTCGTACTCACTGTACTCGCCGAGAAGATACGTGCGGTAGATGTAGCCGCGGTCCGTACGGCGAGACGCGAGGTAGCGATCGAGGGCAGAGAAGGCACGGAAGAGGCACATTTTGACTTGAATGAGCCCAGTCCAAGTAAGCGGCAGCGGATCCGTTTTCAGTCCGCGATCTGAATACCCTTGCGTCCCATCTGTGTCAGCAGGACACCGCCATTCGGATCCGAGGCAGACTGTGCCCACTGCGTCGAGTAGGTATTCCCCCACGGGTTGCCCATCGCACCTTCGGTCCACGACTGCGTAGCAGGCGTGATTCCGGGCTCAGGCGGCTCACCGGGTCCAGGGGGATTGTGCTGACGGATGCTTCCGCCGTCCGTGAACGTCTCCTTCGTGTCTCCACCCTGCATCGAGACAATCACGATCTCGTCAAAGTTCGAGCCCATCGATATCGCAGTCGCAAGGGCCGTGATCACGAACGGGGTTGCGACGACGAACCAGGAGACAGGGGAGAGCCCAATGCCGCAGAACGTGTCGAGTACCTTCACAACCGCAAGTCCGAGAACCAGCTTGATGATGAATGTCACCCACATACCCAGCGACAGGTCAAGACCCAGCTGAATGACCAGGAAGATTAAATACAGCAACGCAGGTGGGCACAATGCTTCGATGAAACGCATATTCACGTACTTATTGTAAACCATACAAAATATGGCTGAGGTTGCCTTTATCCAGGACGCAACGGGATGTACATCTGCCGAAGCCGAAGCCGCACTGACAAAGTATGGAGACCCGGTTTCCGCTGTAGATGCGATGCTTCCCAAGACGACCGTCTCGGGTGCGAAGCATATCCCCCCGCCCCGTCAGATTGATACCGGTGCGACCCCCGAGCAGGCTGAGTTGTGTGCGTCTGGTCGGAATCTGATGGACAAGCTTACCGCTGCAACCTCAGCCGCCCAGACGAAAATCCGATCCGGGCACTCGCTGGCGGGGGACGCAGTACAGCCGGCCGGCCAGGCTCGGCCGGAGTAGGGGCTGCCTGAACCATCTGCTGAACAACTGCGACAGGGTACTCCTTCTGAAACGCCTCCATCATCGTGGCAATCCGATTCGCCTCTGTGAAGATGTTCATTGAACGCACATGCCCGATGACGTCCACCCGCTTCGCATCATACGTCTCTTGGTTATCAAGGGCTTCGATGGCCGAAATCCACTCTTCCGGCACATCGCGTGTACACCCAATACCTGCCGGCATGATCCATTCCTCGACGCCCTCCGTACTGCCCACGATGCCCACATTCTCCGTCGCCGGTTTGGAGTAGATCACGGGGATTCCATTGTACATGGCTTCAACTGCGATACGACCGAAACTCTCATAGTACGACGGAAACAGCAGGACGCGAGTTCGCTTCAGGATATTGCGAATGTCGTCGTCGAACGGAATCCATTCAATGTTAGGTGGGGCGGGAGGTAGCCACAGCTCGCCATAGTACGGCTTCACTCCAAGGAACTTGCGATTGGGCATACGCTTGGCCAGCTCGATGAACTGATGAACACCCTTGTTCACATTCGCATTGACGAGCGTGATCATATCGCCATCGGGAGGCGTCTCCATGCGAATCTTGTCCTCCTGCATGAGCGGTCGAACGACGCCGGTGCGAACAATGGAGTGAGGAAACGGGTTCACGTGCTTGTGGAAATGACTCTCCATCGTGTGGTTGATGAAGAGGAACATCTCGACCCACTTGTTCGATGCCAGGTCGGTCAAGACGTTATACCGCCCGTCAAAGTGGGCAGTCACCGCGATGGGACGGTTGTATCCACGGGAGTTCACCTTGCGGACATACGGGAGGCAGGGTGCGTGGGGACAGACCCACAGCTCGCTCGAATCCAGGAAGGATGAACCCGCCGAGTAGTGCATGAAGCGAAACCCACGCCATGTACCTCCATTGTATCCCTCCTTCGGTTTCTCGATCGTCAGAAATACGGTCATATGACCGCGTCTCTGAAACTCGGTGGCTAGATCAATATCGTGGAGGAATGCACCGCACAGGTCGGGCATTCGGTTGGCGAAAAACACCACTCGCATTATGTAGAACCGTCGACTCGCGTTTTCTTAATTAAGCGTGTAGAGTCACCTCCCCACGTCCACGACTGAATCCAGTTATTCGGATTGCCGTGCTCGGACTGCTTGACAGGGATCAGTGGCTGGTAGTAGTTAGGGATCGTCTTGTCCATGATCGTCGACGCCTCCTTCTTCGTCCGCTGAAGCTGTGCGTGGATGAGCGATGACTCGTCGCCTACGGAATCCGCCTGACGTCCACGTCCCATGTTCGGCGTCGTCGGAAACGGGCGAATCCACAGCTGCTTCGGGCCTTTCATGCGAAGACCCTCGGCATCGCCCCAGCGAAGATCGGTGTTCGTATCGATCGTACACCCGTCGCCAAGACCGTACCCGCCGCGGGCGATCATACCCGGCTGATCCGCCATGGCCGACGCTGGACTCAGGGCACCTGTACAATCACTCCCTCCAAAGAAGGACGTCTGACGGCCCAGTGCCGCCTCATTTGCGAAGTTGTGACCCTGGATGTGGTCCTGGTCAAGGTTGCCACGAGTGCTGGCGAAAAACCAGTCAACGGTGTTCGATGACATACTCTTATCATCAAACCCAGAAAGTTTCATGGAAAACGGACAGTCAAGGTATAAGCTAAGTAAGGAGTACTATGCAGCCATCCGATTGGCATGAACATGACAACAAGGGACAGTACGTCGTCGATGTCTTTGGTCGTCTTCGTGACCAAACGGTCGCCTGTGTCCGGATCACGGGGTTCAAGCCCTACTTCTACGTTGCCGGAGCAGACCCTGGTGGAGGGGAACGGGTGTCCAAGTACGATGTCATGGCTGGCTTCGACTGTCTGAAGACAATCGATGTCTGGAAGGTCACGTGCCGCTCTCTGTCCGAGTACCACAAGAAGGTCCGCGAGCTGAATGCGGCTAAGCGAATGCTCTACGAGTCGAATCTGCCTCCATTCCTCCGTCTCTTCCACGACCGGAACATTGGACCTGGGTCTCCGATTCAATTCTTCGGCGATGAGGTGGATATGCCCATGGATCCGGAGACGGAGGAGCCCCTGTATTGCGTGGACGTCTTCTACATGTGCGACTGGACAACGCTCAAGCCTGCGGTGGGTAGTATCCCGCTCAAGGTGGCTTGTTACGATCTCGAGATGTACTCCAAGTCGGGAATGTTTCCTCAGGCTTCACAGGATCCCATTGTCCAGATCGGCGTCTCGTACCGCTGGTCAGACGACCTCATGACGCCGACCTCCAAGAAGGTCTTCGTGTTCGGCAGTGTCGATCCGTCCGACGAGCCGGGTACCGAGTTCGTCCCCTGCAAGACGGAGGAGGAGATGCTCTTCAAGTTTGCTGCCTCCGTTCGCCGCGAGAACCCTGACATTATGGCTGGGTACAATACGTTTGGTTTTGATGACGCCTACATCGAGGACCGATGTAAGCGACTGGGCATTCTCGATGAGGTGAACCTGTCGCGTGCCCCTATGGCCAAGGCCCGCGACACCGGCGGCAACTACTCCATGAAGTTCTCGGAGACGAAGCGGTTTGAGCTGGCGTCGGGCAAGTACGACCTCCGTATGATTGCTATGCGTGGGCGTCTCTGTATTGACCTGCTTCTGAACATGCGTCGCGAGCACAGCCTTGACTCCTTCAAGCTGGACTCGGTGGCATCCGTGTTCCTTCGCGATAAGGTTCTCGAGTACAAGCAAAATGTGGTCACGACTAAGAGCACTCGGGGACTACGCGTGGGTAACTTTGCCCGCTTTGACCTTGTGGGAAATACTACGGATCCGTACCGAGATGGCGAAAAGTTCAAGGTCGTCGCCGTCGACGGAAAGACCTTCACCATCGCCGCCCCCGCCGACCTCTTCGCTGACCTGAGCGACAAAGAACGGAAGTCCCTGGAGTGGACCTTCACCAAGGACGACGTGGAGCCACATGAGCTATTCCGGCTTCACGCAGAGGGTGGTCCCGCCGGTCGTGCGAGGATTGCCCGCTACTGTATTCAGGACTGCGACCTGGTCCTGACTCTGATGGGCAAGCTGGATACGATCGTCAATGCCCGCGGTATGGCCGATGTGTGCAAGGTTCCCATGCAGTTCGTGCTGATCCGTGGCCAGGGAATCAAGATCTTCTCGGCCGTCGTCTATTATGCGTCTCAGCGAAACCAGATCCTTCGGACGCAGCCAACGTTTGAGGGCGAGTCGGGATACGAAGGTGCGGTTGTCATCAGCCCGAAGATCGGGATGTATCTTGACCAACCGGTGTCCGTTCTGGACTTCAATTCTCTGTACCCGACCAACATGATCGCATACAACATCTCACCCGATACGCTGGTCAGCATGCGGGTGTTTGACTCAAACGACAAGCAGGTTGACGCATTGTGTGAGGGCATGACGTACCCAGCCATGCAGAAGCTGAAGGCCGCGGGCTACGTGCTTGATGAGGTCGAGTACGACAACAAGGAGACGGGTGGAAAGACGGTCTGTACCTACGTCCAACCCAAGGCAGATCAGCCCATGTTGACAGGCGTCCTGCCCAAGACACTGGAGATTCTGCTGGCAAAACGAAAGGAGTACAAACAAATGATGGAAGATCCTAAATACGATGATGCTTCTCGCTCTGTCTATAATGGTCTTCAGCTTGCTTACAAGGTCGTCGCCAACAGCGTGTATGGGCAGACTGGTAGTCGTACGTCTCCCATCCGAAAGATGTGCGTTGCCGCCTGTACCACCGCCGCAGGACGAAAGGCTCTGTTCCTCGCAAAACACATCGTGGAGTCCGAATTCGGAGCTGAGGTCATCTACGGGGACACAGACTCCATCTTCATCAAGTTCCCTACCAAAGACCTCGCAGCTTCCATCAATCTGGGTATCAAGGCAGGAAAGCGAATCACGGAGCAGTGTCGCCGCCCGTACAAGATCGCGTACGAGAAGACACTCTTCCCGTTCATTCTCTTCTGTCGAAAGCGCTACGTCGGCATGAAATACGAAGAGGATCCGAACCCGAAGACGGCCAAGCGCATGATGATGGGGATCGCACTGAAGCGGCGAGACAGTGCACCGATCTCCAAGGATGTGTACGGCGGAGCACTGGACATCCTGATGGGAGGAGGGACTGTGACACAGGCTCGTGAGTTTGTCAACAAGATGCTGCGAGACATGATCGACAACAAGATTCCGTTGGAGAAGTACATCATGACCAAGGCGCTGAGCGATAACTACAAGGTGGAGATGCCGCATCGGATGTTGGCTGACCGCATGGAGGCTCGGGATCCGGGTACGGCGCCCAAGGTAGGTGACCGTGTTCGCTACGTGTTTGTCCAAGAGCGATCGAAGAATGCCAAGCAGGGAGATCGCATTGAGCATGTGGATTATGTCCGTGCACATGGATTGGTTCCGGATGTTACGTTCTATATCACGAACCAGGTGCAGAGCCCACTTCTCCAGCTGTTCGCTCTCTGTGTAGAGCAATTGAGTGGATACCACGAGCCATCTCCATCCTATGCAAATATGTACATGAGGCTTCGCGAACAGATCTACGCCAAGCAGCCAGAGCTGACGGATGTTGAGTTGGACGAGGAGGCGACACGTGCTGTCCTCAAGCTCAAGGAGAAGCAGGTGGATGCACTCATGTTCTTGAAGAGCGTTGCCTTCACTCGTCAACCGACAATTCATGGATTCTTCAAGAAAACGGAAACCACAAAGTAAACAAGATGGGATGGCAGCCGAGATGACGCCCCGCCCCGAGATCGAAATCACCGACGAGAAGGAACTCCCCTACATTGTCGAGCAACGCAAGTTGTTCCTCGAATCCATCATGATGGAAACATCGCTTGTCTTCGACGCCGTCTTCGAGGCCTGGCGCCAAGTTCATTATCTGCGAATGGGTACGCGCGACGAGTATGTCAACCACAGCGAATTCATGAAGGCTCTCGAAGACCCTGATCCCTACGAGTCATCCTACGTCTTCTTCTGCCTGGGTAAAGCGGCTTTCGAGAACCAGGCACAGTAACTCCAATGTCCAACCTTTCTCACGGAGTCATCGCAGTCATCCGAGACCTCATCGAGTCAGAGACAACCTTTTTTCGTACGGCTGTCGCACTTGCTGAGCCGCAGCGCTCTCGTATCCTCGCCAATCATTCGCGCATGACACATGATATTCTGGTCATCATGCGTTCCATGGTTGCGCCACCGCAAC